AGGGTGTATCAGGTATGAATATGTATGGTGATGTAATAATTGATGCTCATAATGTACAAGATTTCACTGATGTAGTAGCTGTACTAAAAGGTATAAAGAGAGAGAAAAGTATGAGATAATGTAAATAGAGTGATAACATTAACAGAATGGTAATTAACAATGTTACAATATACGATAATGGTAACTAACAATGTTGTAATACACGATATGATAATTAGCAATGTTACAATTAACAGAATGATAATGAGTTAAAGAAAGGAGTGATTAGTATGCCTTGGGCGGCAAGTAACGCTGGTGGTGGTTCAGATACATTAAATTACTACTGGCCTAGTTTACAAATGGCGGCTAAAGTAACTTTCCCTTCGGATTGTGTAATTACGCAGATGCGTTTAATGGCAGATGGTGATTGGTCGGATAATGCTAGGTTTGTAATATGGGAGGTTGCAGGTGCAGTTTTAGCACGTACAGATAGTTTTAGTTTTGGTGATTATTCAGGATTAGAGATGATTACACTAGACCTTGACACACATACTTTTTTAGATGCTGGTGATTATTGGGCAGGAATGTATCAAAGGCGGGGTGCTACTAGTGTAAGGTCAGTTGACGGTGCCGGGTCTTCCTACGTTAAAATCCCAGATTACTGGGATAGTTACCGTTTTCCTGATATTGTTTCAATGGCTGACTATTCTGAGACCACATCTTCTGAAATAACGGTTGAAGTTTTCTACATAACTGCTCCTATACAAGTATCAGATTTAGTTGTGAGTAGAATATCTGACAATAACATGAGTTTGACTTGGACTAATGATGCAACTACTGACCAACCCATCGACTCTTATAGATTGTGGAGATATGATAATGTAAGTATGCAGTACTACATTATAGAAAATGAGTTATCAGGTACACTCAGTAGTTATTCAGACACAACTACAATTGCTGACAGAAAATATAAATATGCAATAGATACTAAAAATGAAGCAGGTTGGGGATATGCGAATATGTCCACAGCTTACATTAATACTACACCTGCTGCACCTACAAATGTAGCTTCAACAAGACTTGGAACTACGGTAGGTACTGCATGGACGGATAATTCTACAGTAGAAGATAATTATGAGATTGAAAAAAATGAGTCAACAGATGAAGGTGTGACATGGGAAGGTTGGACAGAAGACCTATTACCTGACCAAGCCGCAAATACTGTGAGTTACACGGATATAAGTCCATATGCTTATGGTAAGTACAGAATTAGGGCAATTGAAAGTATAAATAGTTTAACTAGTGCATGGGTTGAGGGTAACGATGTTATATCAATAACTCCTCCAAGTGCCCCAACAGGAATGGTACCAGATAGTATAGCCTACGATGCTGTGGGTGCTTATACTTTTCAGTGGACTCATAATCCCGTAGATGGTACTGCACAAACTAAATATTCATTACAATATCGTGTAGTTGGTGCGGCATGGCCAGGCACTCCACAGCATGACGAGGTAACTTTAACAGCTAACCTGATAGCAATTGTTGGTGCTACTTTTACAAATGGTACTGAATATGAATGGCAAGTTAAAACATGGGGTTCTCATGCTACTGCTTCTGATTGGTCAGACACAGCTTATTTTGCGGCAGTAACTACACCAGTTGCAACAATAACAGACCCTACAGTAGCAACTACCTACAAGTATAGTGAATTGAGAGTTGAATGGACTTATACACAAGCAGAGTCTTCTTCGGAAGTTTTATACATATGTACTTTATATGATGAAAATGATGTGTACCTTAACTCAAGACAATCATCCCAAACCTTTGCAGCAGGTACAACAGGTCATTGTATATTCTTTTCAACACTAACAAATGACACAGATTATAAAGTAACTGTAAAAGTTATGGAATCTGCAGGTTTATGGAGTGCAGAAACAGAGGTTGAATTTACTACTGAATTCCTAGAACCAGCAATACCCACAATAACTTTAAAATCAAATAAAGAAACAGGAAGTGTAAATGTAACAATTGTTAATCCAGCAGTTGACCCTTTTGAACATAATGAAGACTCAACAGAAGATAGTTATGTGGATTTAGATACACCTACTACGAATTATGACGGAACAGGGGAACTAAAAGTTGCAGATGACACAGCAGGTGGTACAACAGTACAAAGAATACTTTTAAACTTTGATTTGTCAGGATTTGTAGGGGAGACAATTGTCTCTGCCCAATTACAATTGTACCGTAAAGAAGCTTTAGTTGCAGGTATTGACTCAGCAGTATATTATGCTAAAACAGCGTGGACAGAAGGTGCAGTTACACATAATACAATACCTACTTTAGATGCAACAGCTTATGACGACCATACACATACAGTAGGTGCAGGTTTAGAATACTGGAATTTAATAGCTTTCCTTACAGATATTGCAGATGAAACTATAACAGATTACACAGGGTTAGCTGTAGTAGCAACAACAACAGATGGTTCAGAGGATACGTTTTATGATGATACTGCATCGGGACTTGAACCAGTACTTTATGTTGAAACACCAGAAATATATGCACAAACATCTTATAATAGTGTGTATAGAAGTATAGCAGGGGGGGCATGGGAACTTGTTGCAACTTCAATATCTAAAAATACAACTATTACTGACTATGTACCTAGTGTTTCTGGAAATAATAATTATTATTGCAAAGCTGTGAGTACTACACCTTCAAGTATAAATAGTGCAGAAGTTGATATTGACCTTGCTTTAACAGGAATGTTCTTCTTAAATGGAGGTTCTGCCTTTTCAGAAGTAGTTAGGTTAGTTGGTGATGTATCAATAACAGAAGCAAGAAGTAGGTCACAATCTGCTAAACAATTTGCAGGAAGAACTTACCCTGTTAAATATCAAGGCAATAGCAAACAACAAGATATTAATTTTAGTGCCGATTGTCCTATCACAAAATATAATGATTTAGTGAGTATCATTGAGTACATAGGAAATGTAATGTATCGTGATTGGAGAGGTAGAAGATTTTACTGTATGTTACAAGGTACTTCTTTCGATAAAAAGGATAATTTAGCCTACCAATTTAGTGCAACGATAATAAGACTAGAGTCAGAGTAAAGGTGGTGGTAGTATGAGTACGATTTTTGACCAAGGAGGACAAGAGTATTTTAAATATGAATTATTGACTCTTCAAGATGGGAAGTATATTCATAGTCAGTACATTGAAGACTATGTAGAGTCAGCTAGTATTAGTGTTGATTTTTCAAGAAAAGTTGTATCGGGTGCTAGTTTTGTATTAAAGCATATAGAAGGCATAGATTATTTGAGTGATTTAATAAAACCTTGGTATTGCTTTGTTGTTGATGGTACTACTTATGAGATACCTTTAGGTCACTATATGTTACTATCACCGAATAAAACTACAGATGGAACTATAGTAACAAGAAAAGTTGATGGATATGATTTGTTAAAAGCCTTAGACCAAAGCAAAACTATTGTGAGTAGGTCATTTGCTGCTGGAACTAATGTTGTAACAGCAATTCAAGATTTATTGGATGAAGTTGGAACATGGGTAAATTATCAGATTGAATATAGTTCACAAGTTTTAGCAGAAGATGTGAGTTATGAATTAGGTAAGAGTAGACTTTTTATTGCAAATAGTTTATTGAATATGATAAATTACTATCCGATATGGGTTACTGGTGGAGGAGTTTATAAAGGAATTCCTTGGTCAGATGTACCTAATATTACTCATGAGTTTGTTGATAATTCAGTATCATTATATGAAGAGGACGTAGCTTTAGAAGTAGACTATGCTGAAATTTATAACAGAGTGGTAATAATTAATAACCAGTTAAAAGAAGGGGCAGCTATATTGTACAAGGTGTGGAGCATGGAGGATGAGGGTCTGTCCTCTCACGCTTTCTCTTACACTTCAATCGGAAGATATGTCACTAAAATATTTCAGAGTGAAGCTGTGAGTCAAAGTTATGTTGACCTCAGAGCTAGGAGAGAACTAAGAAAGATGCTTGAAATTGAAGAAGCAATTACCTATAAAAATGCCTTTGTTACCTCAAGAGTATATGATGGTATTCCTTGGCAAGGTGATGCTTATAGATTTAAGAACACAGATTTAGGTATAGATAAAACCTACAGAATAATGAGTCAGGCTTACGAATTGAAGACAGGAGTTACTGTCAGTACTGTAGTGAAAGGGGTGAAACTTACGTGAACAATGACATACTAGACACCATTATGAATAAAGAGCCAGAAGGTACTTTAGTTACAGCTACAGTATCTAGTCTATCCCCTTTACAGGTTAAATTTTATCCTGCTGATGATGCTATAAGTGTTAAGTGTTTAAATGTAGCAATGGATATAGGTGTGAATTCTAATGTTTTAATGGCTAGAATTAGAAGTCAATTTATAATTTTAGGTGTAATAGGAACTGTAGGTACTACACTCTCTACTATAGATAGTACACTGGATACCAATATTTCAACTGTTATGAGTCATATAGTAACTGTGGATAGTTTATTGACAAGTAATGTAACAGTTGTTAATAGTTCTATTGATGCAGTAGAGGACTTACTGCCTATTGATTGTATGCAGA